CTTCATCTTTTTCTGGCTCTGCTTCTTCTAAAACTTCTTCATCTTTTTCTGGCTCTGCTTCTTCTAAAACTTCTTCATCTTTTTCTGGCTCTGCTTCTTCTAAAACTTCTTCATCTTTTTCTGGCTCTGCTTCCTTTTCCAAAATCTCTATTACTTTCGAGTTGTTTTTCAGTTCAGTAAGAATATCGGGAGGGAAAGGAGATACATATATTCCTTTCCCCCATATATTCTCACCTTTAAGAGTGGTTTTTAATCTAACCTTCTTAATTCTATTAACTTCATTCATTATTTTACTCCTTTTTATCTAGGTTGTATCTCCACAACAACGCAAGGATGCGTTATTTCGTGAGCTGGTGTAGCTGTTCTCGTAAGAGTTAAATCAAAAGTTAAAACATCTCCAGGATCTACATCTATGTTCGTAGAATCTAATACAGCTTGAGTTATACCAGTATCTCCTGTAACTACCGTTGTTTTCTGAGATGCTGCTTCTCCACTAACATAAGAAATAGCTGGTTTAGTACTAAGACAACTAACACCATTTAAATATACATCAGCCTCTATCTTCAAGGTATTAGAATCATCCTGTCCACATGACCTTACAGACATCCAAACAGAAGATATTCTCCCTCCTGAATGAACCGCTCCTATAGGAGTCTCTCCAATAGAAGTAGTAACCTCTCCAGAATAAAATCCAATAAGAGGAGGCAATACATTAGCTGATATTTGTTCTCTAAAACCTGGACTTGGAAAAGGGCCTTGTAACTTTTTCATTTTTATGCACCTCCTCCAATTTTTAATTAACTGTTAAATTATAAATAGCATCCCTCTGATAAAGAACAGGCAAACCTTTATTCTGAACTCTAATCCAAACACCTTCTGGGTCCCACTCTTCATGTGTATCTGTCTTAATCCCATAATGTCTATCTAACCCAAAAGGAGCTTTCTTATACTCTGCTATAGGCTGTCCATCTACTTTGGAAGCAAACAGAGTAAACTTATCGTCAGATAGAAAAGGTTTTGTCATTGTTACTTTATCTTCTCCAGCTTTATAACTGGTAGAAGGAGCTGCAGAAACTGTAATATAACCTCCCTCAACATTAACAGAAGAAATAGTCTCATCTTCATAAGTTCCAGCTGAAACATCATGAAATCTAAGAGTGCCTCCTTCTTCAAAATCTGTTATATCATCTACATAAATATCTGTTGTGGAATCAGCAGTAACATTAGCAGTTAACCATGCAGTAACAACATACTGTTCATCATAAACAATGAAATTATCAATATCCAAAAGATTTCCTAACGCCTTCGTGTTCACTCCAATAATCTTCCCTCCAACTTTTTTAAATAAATTACCATCACCAAAAGCCATTTTCTGAAGCAGAGTCTGAATAGAAGGATCAAGAGCCATAAATTTAAGAACTGTGGAATTACAGAGAGCATAATCTACTTTTCCATTACAACTCTTAGATATTTTTATCTTAGCATCCATTATGTCTCTTAAAATATCTCTCTTAGTTCCAGATTCCCATTTATAATCAGTTGTTAAAGTAACATTCTGATCACTGGGGAGTTCGTAATCCACAGAAATCTTAACACCTCCCTGAGATAAATAACTAATTGAACCGCTCGTTATCATCTTCACTATCATCCATTCTTTCCTTCTATCACACCTTCCTCTTAAACTCAGTAAATCTCTTGCTAACCTTGACTTAGCAGAAAGATACTGAGACTCCGTTCCTTCTTTTCTAAGATTATTTAAAAACTCCTCATCATAATATATCTTTTCTTTCCAGTAAGCAGCTTCGGCTGAATGCTTAGCTACCCCTGGAGGAGAATAACGAGGTGCAGGAGCTCCTGGTGGTACAAATGGAGTCATCCCTCTATTACCTTGCATACTCTCCCATTTTATTGTACTTGAATCAGATTCACTTGATCCAAAAAGATTAGATAATAATAAATTAGGAGGAGTCATAAAAGTTGTTATTAATTTATTTAATCTTTCTAATCTTAAATCTGGTATTTCACTTGCTCCTCGTGGCATTTAATTCACCTCCTTCTAAAATTATCTCATATAAGTAAATTGACCAATAACAGCTGCACTTAAATCTGTCCTGGCTGCTGCATCTATATTCTTTAACATTCCTGTATAGAGAACAGCATTTCCAATTATCATTGTTGCTAACGCTCCCTTAGCATCTTCTCCAGTACCAGTATCCACAGATTTTTCCAAAATACCAACAGCATCAGAATAATTATTTGAACTGTCTCCTGCTTCTACACAGACATAAGCTTTCCTTGCTGTTGTAAAAGCAGTCCCTCCAATAGCTGTTGTGAATGTAATCTTTGCTCTATGGACTTCTGAGGTTCTATCAATAGCTGTAATAGCCCCAAGATTTTCAGCATCAGTAGTATCATCATTAATTATTAAATCATCTCCAACTGCAAACTTATAACTATCTTCCATAGTAACATATACATATTTATCCGTTGTTCCACTATCAGTTACAAGATAAGCTCTCCCTGGATGATCCTCAGCTCCTGTAAAAGTAGTTGGATTATAAGGTACATATTTACCTACATTCCCAGAAGCTGATTTATTTTGTGCTAGTACTGTTCCTATTTCTAATACCCCATAACCAGCCTGCAAAGTTATAGGAACTTTTAAAGCTGCTAGAGGTTCACTATAATACAGCTTTTTATAGTCTGTTTGCTCTCCATATATTATTGTAGGTGTATCTAATGGCATCTAACTCACCTCCTTTAATCCTTATGCCTGAGCTTCTTGCTGCCCAGAAAGATTTAACATTTCATTAACCCAAGCATCATCTTCCTGCTTTTTCTGTTCTTTTGTTTTCTCTTCCTCTCCTGCAAATTTAGAAGAAGTACTCATCCCTAAAACAATAGAAGAAGTTATTCCCTTATCTACCCAATCTTTAATTTCATCTTCTACTGCCTTAGTAAAAGCTTCTACATCAAAAACATCATCTTTCACAAATTTCTTATAACTAACCATTGCTTTTACTTTGTCAGCAAGATGTTCAGGAATATCACTCTCAGCTAATTTAGAATTCCAAATATTATCAGCTTCTAATTGTCTATCTTTTTCTTTTCTAATTGCATTCTCTTTCTCTAATTTTAAAATTCTCTCATCTTTCTTATCCAAATCCTCTCTTAATTTGGATATTTCGTCTTTTGAAGTCTGAATTATTTTCTCTTTCTCTTTTTCAAACTTCTCTTTAATTTCTTCTTCTATTTCACCTCTTACTTCTTCCTTTAACTTATCATAAGCTTCAGGATTTTCTTTCTTTAATTCCTCTAAATTCATAGCATTCACCTCCTTTTGTTTTGGCTCGTTAAAGCCAGTATACATATAATCAATATTAATGTCAAGCTCCTCATCAGCAAAAGCTGTTGAGCGTGTATTACTATCCCAACCAAAAACACAGACAGAAGCTTCTTTAAATATGCTCTTCCTCCATATTGTAACTTCCCCTTTAACAGACATTCCATTAACTTCAGCTTCAGCTCCCTTTTCTACTCTTTCAATTACTGTTGGTATAGCATATATACTCGCTTGATAAGGAAAACCTTGTTTAGATAATTTCCTAAATTCACGACTTTCTTCTGTATCAACAAAAGAAACATGATCTCCTATTCTAATTCCTCCATTTATAACAGGCTTTTTTGTAAAACCAATTTTCCTACTTGTATCGTGATTCTCTAAAATAGGATATTTAGATAGAGGAAAAGACATTCCTTCTAAATCAATAACTAAATCACCCCACCAAAAATGATTCTTAATTATCCCTCCTGAATAAGCAATCATATCAAGCTTATCCTCTTCTGCTTCTTCCTTAATCTTGGCAAAACAATTATCATCCATAAGGCAAAAAGCATTTTTAGGTATCTTTTCTTCACTAAACTTTGAATTTGCTATCCGAATAGCTTTCGCTTCACAATCTTTTCCTCCTTTAGCCTGACAATCTCTCAAAACAGAATTAGCAATTTTTACCCATTTTTTCTTCTGTTCTGGAGTTAATCCTTTTTTATGACGATCAACATCTTTTACAGTCCAAGGCACTTTTAATCACCTCCTTTTTCTTCTTTCTTTGGTTCTCCTTCCATTCGTTCTTGTATGGATTCTTGATCTACCGTATAAACAAGCTCAGGATATTTCTCTTTCTCTGTTGCTTGTTCTAACCGCAATCTTTCATAATTACCAAAACCTAATTTTTTAGCAATTCTACTATAAGGAATTCCTAATACTTCAGATAAAGGACCATGTTTTACTCCTAATAATCCTTTTGCTCTTGACTCATAATCTATCATTTCTGATACAGGATAAGAAATATCTATTAATTTCTCTACTCTCTTCTTAACCATACTAAATTTAGGC